GGCGCTCGCTCTTGGATGACATGGTTGCGGAACCGAATTGCAGCAGCAAACAAAGCGTCTGCCTCAAACTGATCCCACTCGATGTCAAACTCTTGATAGCTAGAGCCAGCTAATGCGACAAGCTTTGCTTTGCGAATACCGAATACTCGCATGTACCAAAGAACTTGTGCGCGGTAGGACTGCGGAACTTGTGTCCAGTAGTCACGACTGAACTTGACTTCAACAATTCCGAACTCACCTGTTTGGTCTGCGTAAAGCCCATCTGGGTTTGCTCGCATCCAAGGTTCTTCTTTGTTTGCCCATGTTCCTGTTGTGTAGATTTCTAGCTCAGGATGTTCCTCAGCAAAGATTTCTAGGATTGGTGCTTCTAGCTTTGTGCCAAGTCGCATTGACATATTTGGCTCAAAGTCATCTGGGATTTGTTTTGTTTTCTTTGCCCATTTGGTGTACGGGCTTTCCCATTGAGACAGTCCTGCGATTGCTCCGATGTCGGAACCGCCGATAGCGCCAGCTTCATTACGAAGCTCGTGCCACTCATCGGACCCGTTCTCAAAGTCACCCAGCAGGACTGCATCCTGCAACTCGTTTATTGCGGTTGGTAGCTTGGTTATAGCCAAGTGTTTCCCTCTCTTTCATTTGGCGTGAATCCCACATCCACTCGGTGTGGGATTTCACATTAGCGGGTTTTATCTGTAATGTAAACCTATGCTGACCCACCGACAATTAGAACGCAAATACATAGAGCTTCAAGAAGCCATAAGGGACATACCAGGCGGAGTGGGGTGCGCGGCTGACCCTGACTTGTTTTTCCCTGAAGATCTAATAGGGAGTACCTATGATCGCAGATGGGTCGCTGACCAAGCTAAGGCTATTTGCTCACAATGCCCAGTCAAGATTAAGTGCCTTGACTATGCCGTCTCAGCGGGTATGCACGGCGTATGGGGCGGAACTACAGATGCAGAAAGAAAAAGGCGTTAGCTCTTTTTGTCTGTCTTGTCAGCAATCTTGCCGAAAGACTTATTGATTTCTTCTGGGTCAAGTTCGCCGTCTGCTAGGTAGCTACGAGATAGCTCCTGAGCTACATCAATGATTCCAGCGAAGGCAGCCATGGCTACAGCCTGGATAACTTCCAAACCGATAACAGCGCCACCGACAAAGATGCCTGTGACTTTCAAAACGATAACTGCCATAGTTCTACGAGCGATGTCTAACCACATAATTAGTCTTTCCTTAGAGGGTAAGTTGCTGCCCAAATGAGCAGAGTAATAATGATTGCCCAACCAGCAAAGTCTTTAGCCGTGCCTTCTAGCACTACCCACGCAATCCCAAGACCAAGAACTGTCCAAGATTGATCTAGCTGGTCTTTGAGAAAGTTTTTCAAGGTTTCCTACTTAGGGTTGCTATCTGAGTGACGATGACCGAAGCAACAACAACCTGCTGTGCTTGTTCTCGCACTTCAGGTGTCATGTCCGACCCGATTGAGCGTAGGTTATCTACCAGTTTACTAACTGCTTCTAACGCAATCATTACGCCAACTGGTTCTTCTACTGGTTCTGGAGTAGGTTCAACTGGAATTTGAGGCTCTGTAATCGGCGTAGAAGGCTCAGAAGGTTCAGGGGTAGGTGTTGGGCTTTCTACAGGCTTAGGAGTCTCTACGGGCTTTACAGGGCGTTCTGGAGTAGGTTCAGGCTCTGGGGTGGGTTCAGGCGTAGGTTCAGGGGTTGGCTCTGGTTCTGGAGCTGGTTGAGGGGCTGGTTCTACGGGAGCCACAGGAGCCACTGGCTCAGGTTCTCTAACCACTTCCTCAGTGCGAGCGACTTCTTCTGTCCGAGCAACATCATCTGTCCTTACTGTTGTATCCGAAGCTTGATCCACAGAATCATCTTCAGGATTAGGAGTAGGACTAGGAGTGGGGCTAGGACTGTAACCAGGATGGTAAAGCAAAGCATTATCCAGCTCCCCGCCGTCATTAGAAACAACGCTAACAAAGCTGGTGAAGCTACCAGCAAACCCACCTTCGCAATAGTGTTGTGCAATGTTGCCTTTGTCCATGAAGTAGTTGTTTTCATTGTTCCATCCTGTCGCATAGCTTTGTTGATTGCCAGTTGAGTCGGCACAGGTAATTGTGGCCCAAGCTTGAGCAGCGTAGGCAGGGGTTGGTTGCCAGACCATAAAGAAAAGAAAAAAGCCCACAAACATAAGTCGTAGGCTTTTCTTTTTGGCTAGTTTACTTACCAAGTTTGGGTTGCACCTTTGGGGGTTTAGGGGCTTTGACTATTAGGACTGGCTCATGTGTTGGAGCAGGTAGTGTTTCGCCTGTGTCTGGGGTTGGCAATGGGATGCTCTGCTGCAAATCCCACTTGTCAATGACATTGAAAACAAACTTCATTGGATCAACAAAGCCAGTGCCATCAAGTGTCCAGCGGTGAACTCGACCCTTGCAAATCTCAAAGTGCAGGTGTCTGCCAGCCGATGCACCAGTATTGCCCATGATTCCTAGCTTTGTACCAGCGACAACCTTTTGACCTTTTACAACCTTGAGGCTGTTCTCGACCATGTGTGCATAGCGAGAAACATAGGGCTTGCCGTCAATGATTGAGCGAATGTCAACATACCAACCGACACCACCGAGTGAGCCATCAGCGTTCTTTAGCTTTGAAGTACCGGCAGCAATAACCTTGCCGTCATGCCAAGCCTCTACCCAAATCTTTGGCTTTGGTCCCCAGAGATCGGTGCCGTTGTGGTTTTTCCTAGTTTTTTCAATAGGGTGTATGCGAATACCCATTGGACTGGTCACCTTCCAGTCTTTACCCTTTTTGCCATCTAAAGGAAACTGTGGTCTTGTGCTCATTTTTTGTCCTATCGGTCTTGATGTCTAGTTTACCGATAAAATAAAAGCTAAGACCCCTGCGTTGCTATCAACAACCAGGGGCGTGAGCAGACTTACAAGGAGTCCACTATGACCGAGTATAAGACTTGCACCAAGTGCAAGCAAACTAAAAGCACTTCTGATTTCTACAAAGACTCCAATACTGGTGGCCTAAGAGCTGCCTGTAAAAGCTGTGTCAAGAAGTTCAATAACGATAAAAGACAGAGCGACCCAAATAGGTATCGTTCACAAAATCTGTCTTATTACTATGCAAACAAGGATGCTCTAAACGACTACCGGCGAGCCAAGTGGCCAGAGATCTATGAGCAGACTAAAGAGCATCGTTTAGCTCAAAGAAAACAGCATCTAAAACAGCACCCTGAAAAGGTAAGGGAGCTGGCTCGTAAGCGTAGAGCAATCAAACGAGCTAATGGGTGGGAAAGATACACAGAAACCCAAGTGCTAGAGCTTCATGGTGCTGTGTGTCACATCTGCGGTGATTCGATAGATCTGACCCTAAGCAGAAAGATTGGCACCGAGGGTTGGGAGATGTCGCTTCACATTGACCATGTAATCCCTATTTCAAAGGGTGGGCCTGACAAGTTATCTAATGTCAAGCCAAGTCATGGCAAGTGCAACCTAAAGAAAAGGGCTACTTTACTAGAAAGCTAATTAGGGCGGAAACAAGACCTGTGATACCAGCAGCCAAGCCTGTATAAGCAATCTTCTCGATCCAGGCAAGACGAGCCAAAGTCAGCTCAACTTCTCTTAGCCTGTTCGGAACCTCGTCTAAGTGGTCCAGCTTCTCAAGGATCTTGACAAGGGTTTCTCCATGCTCAAGTTGCTTGGCGTAAATTGCTTGCTGGGTAATGCGTACCCCAGTTGTTTCATCAGCCATTAGATCGTGGTTTCTTCTAGCGGTGCAGTAATTCTGCCGTCAGGCAATAGGTAAGCGTTTGAGTTTATTGCTAGACAAAAGGCTAAAGCCTCAGCCTCAGTAATGTTTGTAAAGTTCCAGGCTGTTAGCTGTGACTCGTCTTGTGGCTCTGTGACATAGCCAAGGATAGTTCCGTTGTCCTCTGCCTGACCTGCAACCCAAGCACCCTCAGCACCATAGCCAAGTTCGGCAATCTGGTACTCAGGTCCGGTTCCATAATTAGGGTCTGTAAAGTTTAGTTTCCAAGTTGCGTAATTCATGCCAGTTCTTTCTTTGTCTTTTCTACTTCGGCAACAAAGGCATCAAGCACCCCAGCCTGTTCCATAGCTTCAATGTGTGCGGCGTTTACTGATGAGCCACCCATCAACATGGCCTTGGCGTTGTTAGTTAGCCTTGCTTGCCAGTAGTCGGGTTGAGCTTGCTCAATCTCTGCTCTTGTAAACTTGTGCTGAAAGCGATTCCAGATGTCTACTAGGTGAGCAAGTTCTCTCTCAGCACCAAGCATTGTAAATTGAGTCTGAGCAAGTCCAAGCTCTAACTCTTGTGCCTTTAGATCATCAAGCTCATCACCTGTTGAGCGTAGTTTGGCAATTTTGACTTCGGTCTTTTTTACAGCAA